TTGGAACTCAAGGTCTTGCTGACGTATTTTTCTTAATGGATTATATCTTCACATCTGAAGAGGCGAAACAATTAAACAAAGAAATTTTTGAAACAATCTACTTTGCGGCAATCACCGAAAGTATGGAATTATGTAAATCAGGTGAATACAAACCATACGAATTCTTTAACGGTTCGCCAATGTCAAAAGGTATATTCCAATTCGATATGTGGGGGTTAGATTATGAAGGTTTAGGAAGAATGTGGGATTGGGACTCACTTAAATTAGAAGTATCTAATCACGGAGTTTGTAACTCATTATTCACGGCTCAGATGCCAGTTGCATCTTCAGCTAAGATTACAGGTTCATTTGAAATGACAGAACCGGCTCACTCGGCATTATTTAATCGTCGTGTAGTTGGAGGAGAAATTTTAATTGTTAACAAATACTTAATTAGTGATTTTGAGAAAATTGGTATTTGGTCTGAAGATTTGAAAAATGAAATCATTATGAATGAAGGGTCAATTCAAAATATTAACTTTAATAATTATCTTGACCAAGAAGATAAAAATTATAACAAGAAAGTTAAAAGAATTGAACATTTAATTCCAAAATACAAAACAATTTGGGAAATATCTCAAAGAGAACTTATTGATATGGCGGCAGACAGAGCACCATTCATTGACCAATCACAATCAATGAATATCTATATGTCTAATCCAACACTATCAAAGATTTCATCATCACACTTCCATTCTTGGGGTAAAGGATTGAAAACTCTTTGTTATTATGTTAGAACTAAAGCGATATCAACCGGAGCTAAACACTTGGCGGTGGATATCTCAAAAGTTGGTCAATTAAAACCAATTGAGAAACCAACAGTTGAACTAACTTCAAAACCAACAGACACAGAATTTGAGTGTTTTGGATGTGGTTCTTAATAGAAATAAATATTAATCACGACTTTGGTCGTGATTTTTTATTTTACTCTATTTATAAGAAATAATTACGACACTATATTTATAGATATGGCAGATGGAAAAACATATGGTATTAATTTCCCTTTTAGGGATTCTTATGATGGAAAGTATTTAGACCTTTCCACAGATAGTACTCAAGAAACAAGAACGGACTTAATACATTTATTATTGACTAGAAAAGGAAGTAGATATTTTTTACCCGATTTTGGTACAAGATTGTATGAATTTATTTTTGAACCATTAGATGGTCCTACATTTTCAGATATTGATGCTGAAATTAGGGACGCTGTTGAGGAATATATACCGGGAATAACAATTAAAAACATAAGTATCACCGCGGCATCAGATGGTGAAGAAGATAAAGGTACTTATGTTGACCAATACGATACACGTGTTTTTAGAGTACCGGGTATTGGAACTAAAGAACACACTGCGAAAGTAAAAATAGATTATCAAATAAATAATGACGTGTTTAACGCTAGTGATTTTGTAATCCTAAATATTTAAAGAATATGGCAAATAAAAAAATATCGTATACTACGAGAGATTTCCAATCAATTAGAACCGAGTTAATAAACTTTACAAGAACTTATTATCCGGATTTAGTTGACAACTTTAATGATGCGAGTGTATTCTCTGTATTATTAGACCTAAACGCTGCGGTTACCGACAACCTTCAATTCAACATAGATAGAAGTATTCAAGAAACGGTATTACAGTACGCTCAACAAAGGTCATCAGTATTTAACATCGCCAAAACTTATGGATTAAAAGTTCCGGGTCAAAGACCTTCAGTTGCTTTAGTTGATTTTTCAATAACTGTACCTGCTTTTGGAGATAAAGAGGATTTAAGGTATTGTGGTATTCTACGTAGAGGTTCTCAAGTAAGTGGCGCGGGTCAAGTATTTGAAACTGTTTATGATATTGATTTTTCTTCACCATCAAACGCAGACGGATTTCCTAATAGACTAAAAATCCCAAATTTCGACTCAAACAATAAGTTATTAAATTATACAATTGTTAAACGTGAGACCGTTGTTAATGGTATAACTAAAGTTTTTAAAAGAGTTATTACCGCAAATGATGTTAGACCATTTTTTGAATTATTTTTACCTGAAAAGACCGTTTTAGGAGTAACAAGTGTTTTATTAAAAGATGGAACTCAATACGCCAATGTACCCTCAAATCAAGAATTTTTAGGTGTTGATAATAGATGGTTTGAAGTACAGGCTTTAGCCCAAGATAGAGTGTTTATTGAAGACCCAACAAAAGTTTCGGATAACCCTGGTATTAAAGTTGGTAGATATGTGAATACCGCAACTAAATTCATAACAGAATTTACACCTGAAGGTTTCTTTAAAATGACCTTTGGTGGTGGTAGTCAATCGGCTGATGAACAATTAAGAGAATTTGCCCGAGATGGTAAACCATTAAATTTATACAAATATTCTAATAACTTCGCATTAGGTAGTACTTTAAAACCTAATACCACATTATTTGTTCAATATAGAATTGGTGGTGGTACAGGAACTAATTTAGGTGTTGGGGTTATAACACAAATTGGTACAGTTTCATTTTTTGTGAATGGTCCATCTGAATCAGTTAATACGACTGTGGTTAATTCATTAAGATGTAATAATATTACAGCGGCTATTGGTGGGGCAAACTATCCAACAACAGAAGAAGTTAGAAATTTAGTTTCATATAACTTTACAGCACAAAACAGAGCAGTTACAGTAAATGATTATGAATCAATCATTAGAACAATGCCCTCACAATTTGGAGCACCGGCTAAAGTTGCGATAACTGAAGAGAATAATAAAATTAAAGTTCAAATGTTATCATATGATGAAACTGGTAGATTAACTGAGATTGTTTCAAACACTTTAAAAAATAATGTTGCAAACTACCTGTCAAATTATCGTATGATTAATGATTATGTGTCAATTGAAAGTGCAAATGTTATTGATTTAGCAATAAATGTTGACGTTGTGTTAGACAATTCACAAAATCAAGGTTCTATTATTTCTCAAATAATTAATATAATCACAGATTATTTTGACCCAACAAACCAAGAAATGGGTGAAAATGTTAATGTATCAGAATTAAGAAGATTAGTTCAAAGTGAAAATGGGGTTATTTCCGTTTCTGACATGACATTTTTTAATAAAGTTGGTGGTCAATATTCTTCCTCTCAAACATCACAAAGATATATTGATTCGGAAACTAAACAAATTGAATTAGTTGATGATACAATTTTTGCCGAACCAAGACAAGTGTATCAAGTTAGATATCCAAACAAAGATATCAATGTGAGAGTTAAAAATATTAAAACGGTTAATTTCTCTTAGCAATTTATTTTAAAATTTATTGAATTATCTTTTGAAAATAGTATATAAACTATTTATTAAAAAAGATTATTATGTCCAATTCATTTAGAATACGTACTGAGCCTGGTGTTGACAAATCACTTAACGTCTTGATAGACCAAGAATTTGAGTATTTAGAAATACTATCTCTAAAATTATTACAAAGTCAAATATATACTAGACAATGCTCTGATTACGGGGTAATTGTTGGTAGGGTAAGTGTGAACAATGGTTTTGGTATTCCAAATGCTAAAGTTTCTGTGTTTATACCTTTAGACACAAATGACGAACTTAATCCTGTTACTTCTGATTTATATCCGTATAAAACATTAACAGATTTAAATGAAGATGGTTATAGATATAATCTACTACCATATGTTAAATCTCATAGTGGACATAATCCAACAGGAACTTTTTTTAATCGGAAGGATGTTTTAACCGACCCAACTTTAATACAGGTATACGATAAATACTACAAATACTCTACTGTAACAAACTCTAGCGGTGACTATATGATTTTTGGTGTACCAACCGGAAGTCAAACAGTTGTTGTTGATATTGACTTATCAGATATTGGGGAATTTTCATTATCACCTCAAGATTTAATTAGAATGGGTCTTGCAACACCAACTCAAGTTGCTGGTATAAATTTCAAAGCATCATCAAATTTAAATTCGTTACCTCAAATTATTAATTTTAATAGAACTATTGAGGTTGAGCCGTTATGGGGTCAACCTGAAATATGTAATTTGGGTATAACAAGAACTGATTTTGATTTATCTAAAGAATCCGGTATTGATATTAGACCAACATCCATCTTTATGGGTTCGATTGTTTCAAGTAACGATGACGAAGCCCTTCCGAGAAATTGTAAACCCCGACTTAAATCCGGTTCACAATGTACTTTAGTAACCGGCCCGGGAGAAATATTAGCAATAAGACAAACTATTTTTTTAGATGCTCAGGGTAAACCAATTTTAGAGACAGTGGATTTAGAAGAAGGTGGTCAAGTTATTGATGATAATGGTGCGTGGTTAGTAGATGTCCCAATGAATTTAGATTATTTAATAACTAATGAGTTTGGGGAACAAGTTATATCTGATGACCCTAAAAAAGGTATCCCGACTAAAGGTAAATACCGATTCAAAGTTAAATGGAATCAATCACCATCAATATCAGAACCTGTTAGAAGAGGGTATTTTTTAGTACCAAATGTTAAAGAACACGGTTGGACAACTAGTGGTTCAAACCCAAACGCAACACTTCAAAAGAAGTCATATGCGTTTAGTTTAGATTGGGATGATTATGTTGATTTTCAATCGGCAATAGATTGTACAGATACGTTTTATTTAATGCAATATAATAAAGTTTATACTGTATCTCAATTAGTTGACCAATATAGAAAAGGGTATTTAAATACACAATTTATTGGTATTAAAAATATTATTGATGATTCTTGTGAAAGTGAGAACAATAAATTTCCAACAAATGATGGTGTTTTTAGGTTTGACTTAATTTATTTTTTATTTTGGATAATGTTGTTTTTATTCAGACCTGTTTTTATCTCATTAATACCTGTTATTCATATTCTTTGGTTTGTTCTTAAAGTTATAGGAATAATATTAGTCGTTATTCTTTATCCTTTAATACTTCTTGTTGGGTTTATTTGTGCGGCTATTTTAAAACCACTTTTAGGTATTCTTGGGGCATTGCCGATAATTGGTAGACGATTTAGAAAATTAAGAGACAAAATGAATTGTCCTGGTATATCAGACGCTAATCGTTTGGCAAAACAAATTCTTGAATTTCCTGATAAGTTAAAAAATATTAAAATACCAAATTTATCTTATCCGGAGTGTTCATTTTGTGATTGTGGTGATAATGGAGATTTACCTAAAGATGAACCTGATGTAGAACAATTAGAAATAGACGCGCCAGACGAATCTCTTCCTGAAGGGGCTGGTTCATCATTATTAACCCCATTTGAAATCGCCTCACAATATAAGATTAATAGATTAAATAATGGAACACCCGGACCACCACCTGTACCCGGTGTTAACACAGGTGATTCTGTTTATCAAAATTTATTTGCGGGAGATGGTTTGGGTAATGCTGACAATGCGTCATTTACACCCTCAACAAGAGTTCCTACTTCAGTTATATCAACAAATGATGACGAAGACCCTGCATTATCTGCGGATAATCCTGAATATTTATATTTTTCATCGAGTTTAACTGTATCTGAAAGATTAAATTTGTTTAATACTAAAGGAAAATATTTTAATGAAAGTGGTGATAATCCTGGTGGGGGGGTTAATAGAATTAAAGTAACATTTCAACCGGATTTAAATCCTCCGACACCAACAACTAATTTTCATTATGATAATGTGGTTGCGATAGTATGTACTCAAAGTGCAACAAATTTAGAAGCGGGTACTATGTTATCTTTTCAAGATTTTACTCTATCAAAAGATAAAAATGTTATTAATACCGGAACTACATTAAATGAGTATGGTACAAATACCATTACAGGTACGACAATAAATAGTGGGTCAACAACTAATCCCGGAACAATTTCGATTACTTATGCAAATCCTGATGGTACTTCAGGTAATCAATCTGTATCATATCAAATTGTTACTTTTTCAGGTGACCCTCGATATGCTAGATTCCCTATGGATGTTGAATATTTTCAAGTTATTACAGGTATGACTTATGCTCAATATAGTGGAATGTGTAATACTAGTACGGCTTCATTACCTAATGATTGGAACAGCAATAATTCATTTTATAATAGGTTTTTAAATAACGATATGAGATTTTATCGTGTAAGCCAACCTCAAGAATTTGCGTTTCCTTGTAATCCACACTTGTCTTGGTCAACAATAGAAAGATATTTTTCACCTATAGATTATTATAAATCAATGGATAAACAGAAAGTTATTTTCTTGGTTAGAGGTGTTGACCCTAATTCAAGTAGAACTAAAGTTCAATATGATTTAAGTCGATTATTTGGTTATAATTTTGGTAATTCATCAACAATAGTAATGGGTGAAAAATATAAATTAAATTACCCAATTCAAGGTACTTTAAATTGTGTTAATCATATTACTAATAGTAATTTAACATCTGATTTTTATTTTAATTCGTTTCGTTTTCTACCATCTATAACACCACCTAACCCATTATTTGAAACATTTGGTTTTAGTGCTTTCTCGAGTAATTTACATACGTATTATTCTAATTTAGATACAACAAACGGTGGTTTTACTCCGGTAAATGGACTTCCTACATTATCATCCGTGACATCACCATCATCTACAGTGTCTAAAGTGGTTAACCAATATACGAATGATGATAACCCACCATTTCCTTATCAAGAAGGAACGCGTGGTTGGAATGGGTTTATTATGGAGTGGGACATTCAGTATACTTATGACATACAGTGTATAGTATTTAGTGTTCCTTATAATAGAAGAGCGGGAACATACAACGTTTCTCCTAATGATAATAGAGGTTATTATTTAGGTGAGATAGTTGAAGGTGGTACTATGTTTTATCAGAGATTAGATATAAATCAAACTACTGGAAGTAACCCATTTTCAGTTGAAGGTATTTATTACGCGCCAAAATATCCAAGTACGGCGGTTTTAAATTTTGATTTAACTAGTGTTAATCAACGTAAAATAGTGATGAGGTCTGATAGATTACCAACATCAACAGTTGTACAAAATAATTTAGGTAATAGTTTCCCTTTACACACAAACACTAATTTTGCAATTTTTGTTGTAACTGATGATGGTGCAACTATTAATCAAAGTGTTGGTGGTACGGGGTCATCAAATGTATTTGTGGGAGAAGCGGGGGCTTTTGCACCTGAACCAATAGTTGGTCCGGATGCTGAACCAGAACTTGTTAATCAAATTTTAAAGTCATTTAATTGTGGTGATATGGCACCGTTAGGGTGTTATTATAGTGAAGAAATTGGTGGAAAAAATAATTTAAGAATATATGATAAAGGAAATTCTTGTTGGAGTTTTGGTGGTGGTAAAGTTAAGTTTGATGGTGGTTGTTACATATTAATTACTCAACCAATACTTTCTTTATTATCAGGTCAAGATTTTCAAGTAGTGTTTGAATGGACAAATAGGATTCAAGTAATGTTTGGTGCATGTAGAAATGTATTTTCTCATTTATTTACGAACAATTGGATTAATGGAGTTCTTTACACTTTTTCATTTTCTAATGATATTGTTTTCAATAGTCAAAATCGACCTGTGAGTAGAATTTGTAGTGAAAATATTTATTTTGACCAAGACACTAATAATTTTTATTATAGAAGTAGTCCTTGGAATGATAGTATTTCTGAATTTATTGGTATGGATAGACCTCGTCCTGCTTCAGTTATAGAAGGTATATTTGGTGGTTATGGTGGTAATTTAAAAAATTTAAAATATCCAACAACTATCATGGATTTAGGACCAAGAAACTTATATATACAAGAATTGGTTATGTCTGATGATTTTGATGGGTATGTTATGAATAGGTTAAATACGTCAAGTTATGGTGATGTTTCTGAATTATTAAATCTTTTAATTATTACAAGATTAGCTAGTCCCGGATTTTTGCAAAAAATTGGGTTAAATAATACTGGTATCCTATCATTTTTCAGTAGAACTAAACTTATGATTGATGGTGATTATGCTCAAATGATTGCTATTAATTCTGAATTATCGGTGGCGCCGTTCCAATCATTAAATTATCCTGACAATCCTGCTGGACAACAAAACCCAATATATTATAACCCGTCAAGTGATATTAATAAGGTGGTGTTTGGTGTTTTCTTTTCTTCAGATACTCAAACGCGAGATTTTATATCACCAAAAAGAACGATTATTGACCCTGATGGGATTGCGAATCAACCGTGTACTTTTAGTTATTTTTCGGTATTCACTCAAACGGTTCCATTTTATCAATGGAATATAAAACCAGATGACACCAATAGTATTTTTGGGTCTCAAAAAAATGGGTGGTATACTAACCCAATAAACAACCCAGCATTTTTTAATTATCCTTATCAATTGTTAGACAGAACTGAACCTTCATCAAGATATATGAGAACATCTCAAAGTCCTGAAAACAAATACTTTAAAGGTTATATTTATTCTGTTTATCCTGATGGAACATTAAATCCGGAGTTTAACTCTATTGAATCAAATTCATATGATGACAGATTGTTTAATACCGGAGCTCCGTTTTATTTTTATTTTGGATTGAAAAAAGGTAAATCGGCATTTGATAGATTCACAACTAAATGGTTAGATACAACAACAACATTATAATATGGGAAATAGAATTGATACTAGAGTAATTTTAGGTTCTTTACGATATAAATCGGCACCAGACACCAATCTGATGTTCAATGTTCCTTTAGTTCAAACCGCTCAAATAAATGTTGAATTTGATAGGAATATTGATGTTAGTTTGGAACAAGTGTTTGATGATGAAAGACAAAAATCTGATATATTTAGACCTACCTGTAAATTTTCATTATTATTTAATAATTCATATACAGGTAGTACGGATTACATACCATTTGAAAATAATCTGTATTATGTTAATGAAGCTCAAGCGGCGGCGAATAATTGTACCCCAACTGGTATAAATCCAAGTGTTATTTGGTCAGGATTTCCACAATATAATGAATTTGATTTTATTAGAACTGATTACAATGTTCCGGGTTATACTCAACCACCATATAATCATTTGACTTTTGTAAGCAAAAGTGCTTCAACATATAATTGGACGCATTATGTTAGTTATCCATTTGAAAATGATTATCAAAAACAATTAAATGCTATTATTAAAATACCATCAATTTCAAACGCAGTTACATTAGATTGGGTCGCTTCAGACGGGATTCCTTTTGTGGTTGAAAATGATGATACAACTGTATATAACGGAAGAGGGATTATTAAATGTATATGTCCGATGAAACATGGATTAACACCGGGAGAGTTTGTTAAATTAAATTTTAACTACAATGGGGTTGATACTTTTGAAGTATATAGTTTAGGTGATGGGAAATACGAAAGTGACTTATATATTTTTAACATTTTTAATGTTGGGTTTACAGGAACAACATTTACTACCGGAACAGAAGGGACTTTTAAACGAATTATAAATAGTGATAACCCAAGTGATACTATCTCAACATATTATGTTAGAAGACATAAAATTTTAACAAACCCTGATAATGCGATTTTAGTAAATGCGGGATTTGACCAAAATATTTTTGGTGTTAAGAAAAAATATGAAAGTAGTGGTTTTACACCTAACAGAATTGCTAGAGTTTCTATAAAGGAAGGTTCTCAATCTTACACATTATCATTTGATAAGGATATTAGAATTAATGATTTAATTGATAATCAAAAAAGACCATTAACTGAATTGTTTTTTACAACAATTTGGAAAGGTTATTTTGGTTATACGTTTGGTAGGTTAATTGGGCCGGGATTGGGTTATCAGGGTATGAAATTTGGTTATGATTTTAATTTACCTTTAAATCCCCAAACTAAATTACCCTCATATTGGTGGAGTGAAATAAATAATTTGTCGGACACAAATATCCCAATAGATACCTATGTGAATACAACGTTAGGTCCACCACCAAGCAACGCACCGTTGGGAATATATAATGGAGTACCAATAGTTTTCACATATAATAGGTCTTTAAAGGAAGGTGATACGTTAGATGGTGATTATTGTGAGTGGAATAATTTTGAACAAACAGAAAGAGTTATATCTAATTTATATCATAAGATAACGTATAACGCAAAAGTATTTAATATTGGAAGACCAACTAGTTCAACAGGTTATCGTATGTCTTTGGACAATCCTTACGGGTATTATTATCAACCACATAATAGTTTAACTATTAGACAATTCTCAGATTACATTGAGGAGGGAGATAAGAAAAATGTGGTGGATGTTCCTAATTATGCGTATTACTCTCCAAGTAAAGATACTTTTTTATGGAAGGATTTATATAGTTACGGATTTATTGACTCTAATAATATTGGGGTTAATTATCCATTTTTAAATGGGTCTCATTACCCTTATACAAATATTATTTTTAGAATAATACCTGAAGGTACTAATTATAATGAACAGATAATAACTGCAGAACCAATAATAGACGATTGTGAGTAATAAATTTAGATTTGTAATCCCAAATGATGAACAGTACATTCTTTTACCGATTGAACTGAAGTGGGATATGTATGGACAAGAAGATAGTATTGAACTTTATGAGGAAGATGTTATCAAGGATATCATTGGTGTTGCTGAAGATTTTGAGTTATTGAGATTTTCACATAAACCATATGATAATGATACAAAAACAGATGTTAAGTATGATTTTCATTTCTATAGTGGTAATGTTAATAATGTTACGACCGCAACAAGTAATGATTGGGTGACTAGTTATTTACCTGAAGGATTTGATAAGAGTGAAATATATTATTATGAAAAACCTTTTACCAAATCATTCTTTAAATTGGATTTTTATGATACAATGGATGGTAAATCCCAAACTAATTATTTCACAATAATTATCCCCGTTCAACAGGGGTTTACGGAATTGGTTACATTATCTCCTTACATTCCGGATGTTTTAATTAAACGTCCATCCTACAAATTAGATTTTGTTGGTGATAAGGAAGGGTTTTTCATTTATTGGTTAAAAAATATTAAGTTTTATGATTTAACTACTTTTTATATGAGTGCTAAATTTTTTGATGGTAAATTAGGTGTGTTTGTTAAAATGATGAAAGTACCTCAAATTCCTCCAACAATACCAAGTGCTTTTCAATTTGAGTCGAAGTATTTTTATTATAAAGTTAATTTAAATTATGTTAACAAAACCTATGAAATCTTGGATGATTCAGGTAATAGGGCAGGAACGACTAGTTCCATAAAATGGTATGAATATATTAATCCATAATGAGTGCAAACACCTATCGTATAAGAATATCACCTGAAGTTATAAACGGGGATATTTTTAAAATTAATTATATCGGTGACCCATATCTTGAAGAACAAAAAATTCCTTTTTGTTGTGACATATATACTAGAGAAGTGACCAAATATATTGATGGGTCTGCTTATGTATATTCATCAATGACTCAAATATTAACAGGTGCTACGGGAACAACAGCGACTTCTAATATTTCAAAAGCAACACTCAAACGAGGCACATCATTATTAACCGGAATGACTATTCCAATATTAATAACTGAAAATACCGTGGACGTTGGGTATTATTCTGTATTTGATGGTATGATTATCCAACAAGAAGTTATGACTAACTTTTTATTTTCGGCCAATACTTTATCAGCATATACTTACAATTTTTATAATACTTCTGATGTTGAGTTTAAAAAATATTTAGAATTTTCGTCTTATGAAATAGATTGGGGTGATGGTACACCAAAACAAACAGTTACAAATGTCAGTCCTAATTTTTATTCACATCCATACTCACAATCCGGTGAATTTACGATTAGTATGTCAGGTATGAGTCCGTGGGGTTCTAATGTAGTGAAGAAAACGGTCACAGTACCATTTACTAACGCAACTATATTAGACCCAAAAGGTACAACTTGTTTTACTCCTATGGGCGGTAGTTGGTCGGCAACACCAATTTGTTATGACTTTATTTATAGTGGTGATGCGAGTTGTGAAACTTATCAAAGTGGTGTTAATCCTTATTTAACCGTACCATTAGTTGTTAGTGGATACACTCAATCAACGGTATCAGATTTAAGGGTTTATGGTAAAAAACAAGATTTAGATGACGGGTATTATAAGGTTGGTGTTCAGATAACAGGTACTACAGGTGTTGTCGGGACATATTGGGGTGGAAGTGCAAACGGTAATCAATTATACACCGGGTATACAATAAATGGTGTTGATTACTATGATTTTAGTGATGGTACAACCGTCTTTGTAGTTAGTGGTGTAACACAAATAGATACGGTATGTGAACCAATTGTAAAAAATGAAGCATTATTAAATGTAATTGATGAGCCAGAAGTTCAATCCAATGTATTTATAGAGAGAGGAAAAGTTTCCGGATTTGAATCAATGGAAAGATTGGGAGAAGTGGATAATTTAGGTGACCTTGAAAAATATGGTTATAAATATTTCAACATAATAAAAATAGATTAAAATAATAATATGGCAACAGGAACATATGGAACGATAAGACCGGCAGATGTATCACCGGAGGATGTAGACATCATTCTTAATTATACACCATCAAGAGATGAAACAGATAATTTTGTATTAACAAAGTTAGATGCGGTATCTATATTGAGACCTTATTTTAATAATTCACAGACAAATCCTTCAAGTCCTAACCCTAATGTTGAAATATTAGGTGGATTGTACAATTTAAGATTGCCAGCGGAACAATTTAACCAATTAGGTATCTATACCTTATACATAAGACCTGCGGAGATTAGAACGAGTATATTAGATTGTGGTGTGTTATCATCATTACCTAACGTAAAAGGACTTGTTATTGATTTGAATGATGTTCCAAGTCAATTTAGAAATAAATTTGTGAATCAAGGTTTGGTTGGTTTTAGAATTGAGTATTTAAACTCTGATGGGACAAAAATACCTAATTTCTTTAGAATTGTAACATCATCATTCTTTTGTGAACCGGTTGTTCAAAATTTAACAAATACGTCACAAAAAGCAATTAGATATAGATATACTGATAACAATACAAATCTAATCTTTTGTACGGTTTCTCCGTCGTCATCTCCGACAAACAAACCAAATGCTACACCATATATTGGGCAGCCAAATCAAACTATAATAATGTCGAATACCTTCTTTAATCCTATAACACTTGATATAGAGATTGCGGACCAAGATTTCTCAACATTGGCGATTGCTCTTTATGGTAATCAAACTAAATCTATGGATGATGGTATTTACACTATTTACGACGCAAATAACAACATTTACCAACAATATAACTTATACGAAATTAGAGACCAATTTAATACGTTATTATACGAAGTTAGACAAAATAGAGGTGATAATATTGATTTTAGTAAAAACTTTACAAACATAACTGAATAATGGCATTACAAAAATTTACATGTCCTCCACAAGGTCCATCCGGTGCAAGTTCATTCTCTGATGATTTAGTTGGTTTCCAACTAGTTACGGGGGGTGGTTTGACACAGGGTAATTTTGAATTTGCGACTTCTTTTAATGAAAAAACAAATAGAACTTTTAACACCGGAACATTTTCTGACCCAATTAGTTTAGAAGGGTTAGGTTTAGAAAGTACTCTTCAGTCAAGAACCATATTTGAAAATAACTTTAAAGTTTACCCAAATTTTGATTTAAGTCAAATTACTAATTTTACTCAATACGGGTCTTTAGTAAAAAGATTATCCACAGCTGTTGAAACAATTATTGCAAAATTTCCTGCGGCACTTGAAGCGACTCTTATGGGTGAGAACTATATTAAAGGTGAAACTGCAACAAATATAACTTATAATGAGATTGATAATATCACTAGTTTTGATTTAGATATTGCTCGTTTAAGGAATCCATTTGCAATTGATTTTACCATTAACTCAACTAGAAACTTGGAATTAAAAGAAATTCAGGTATCTTCACTTAGAGATATGACGGTTCAATATGCTAATTATAGTTTATATTATAATGGTAATGGATATAATGTTACGGCAATTATTCCAACAACCTCAATGACATCGGGGACTTTAAACATAAGTGTTAGTGGTCACCCATTTCCATTTCAAACAGTTACTTTTGATGATTTAGTTATTAGACCAAATGATTATGAGGTTAATAGAATTTTCAATGAACATTTAGATGAGGTTGAAAATTTTCTTTTAAATAGAAATGTTACACCAAAATATACAGCAAGTTTTAATGTACCAAGAGACGCTGAAGATGGGACATATTTTTCTTCACAGGAATTTATAACATTCCCATTAAATGGTTCTTGGAATTTAGATATAGTTACAAATGCGTTCACTAATTATTTAGTTCAATTAAATGATATTGGTGTAACAATGGATGAGTATAAGACCAATATTGTTGCAAGATTTTTAACTACCGGTGCGTTCCAAGAGTTTGACACAATAGGTCAAAAAATGGAAAAGGTATTACAAATCTACGGTAGAAGTTTTGACGAAACAAATAAATTCATAAGTGCGTTAGCGTTTATGAATTCAGTTCATTATAACCCTGGTGATGATATTCCATCTCAATTACTTAAAAACTTAGCACAAACATTAGGGTGGCAAACAAATATGTCTCCTGTTTCTACTGATGACTTTTTAAGTTCAGTTTTTGGTCAAACAAATACTGATAGGTCTCAATATCCGGGTATTTCAGACGCAACTACTCCGGATGAGTTAAATTATCAATATTATAGAAATTTAATATTGAACTCGGCTTACTTGTTTAAATCAAAAGGTACAAGAAAATCAATTGAAACGTTAATGGCTTTAATTGGTGCTCCTGATGCTTTAGTTGAATTTAACGAATACATTTATTTGGCTGACCAAAGAATTAATGTTAATCAATTCAACACACAGTTTGCTCAAATATCGGGTGGTACATATACTCAAGAACTACCAACACTTGAGGCGGGTAATACATACAGATTAAGAAATATTGAATACACTGGTTTCACAACAACCACAGTAATCCAAGATGTTAATATAACTAAAGACGAGTATCCGATGGATGATTTAGGATTTCCTAAAGCACCGCCAAATACTGAAGATTTTTTCTTTGAAAAAGGTAGTGGATGGTTTGAACAAACACCAAAACATAGAGCCCCTGAAGAAGTAAGTTTTACTAATAGTGTATTTACAGGTGCCAACCCTAATTATCAAACAGTTCTAACACCATATAGTTATGGTCAAGAATATTTCAATAGGTTTAGAGATTTTCCTTTTATGACTTTAGGGTACAATCTAACTCAAACTATTGATAATAATAAAAGTTGGGTTGATACCGAAGTTGGACTACGTTCAAATTTAGAAGGTGGATACAATGCAAGATATTTTACAACAAATGATGCGTTAGTTCTTAACGCTAAAAATACCGATTTATTTTTGAATCCGGCTCAAGGTCTTTCATATGATGTATGGGTTATGTCAAGGGAATATAATTTTCCAATACCAAATGAAGGTTTAAATTATGTTCAACCAACATATTGTGACCCAAATCCTGTGTCGAATTATCCGATGAGGGGTGGAGTGGATTGGACGGAAATAAATCCACAACCAAAACGTAAGACATTCTTTGAGTTCGCCCAAACATTTTGGAAAAACATGATTAATGTTAGAAATAGACAATTCTCTACTGATGGTAAAACAATGGGGTATCCAACCCTTCAGTCAATTTATTGGAAATATTTAGACGCTCAGAATTTAGCTGGGGTACCGGATGGTAGTTTTAATTATACTAACATGATTGAGTATGTAGATGGAATGGGTGATTATTGGGTAAGATTAGTTGAACAAATGGTTCCAGCAAGTACAATATGGAATACGGGTGTTAAATACGAAAATTCTATATTTCATAGACAAAAATTTGTTTGGAGAAGACAAGAGGGTTGTCAATTAATACCTGTACCTTGTAACCCATGTTCAATGACTAGCAACCTGTATACCTATGATTGTTATGTCCAATCGGTACAATGTTCAATCTATCCGTGGCAAACTAATCCTCTATTGACAGAATTTAGTGCGGTGTTAGGATATCTGTTAACTAATTATTTGGAGCCACAAGGTTATGAGTTAGATGATTGTAAACTGAATACTTTAAAAAGTACTTGGTATGTGGTGTTAAGTTTAGATGATGTTGTGGTTGTCCAATATCAATTCTTTACGGGTATAGGATATACAAACACTGGTTTGAGTTCACCAACAACAGCTCAATGGGATGCTGCGTTAATACCTGCTTTAAATGGTTTAGATTTGTATGGTTTTGAGTATATTTTAAATGATACCGATGTGGTTATTTATAGTTCAATTTGTTCGGTAAATGATTCGGGAATCAATTTTAAATTGAATGTTGGAATAAATTTTGAAATTTTATGTAATTAATGGCTTGTAGTTTATCATATGTATTAACGAGTTTATCGGGAGATTGTACTAATTCTAATTTAGGTGGTTTTAGTATTGATATAACTGGAACCGCACCGGATTATAGTATTCAGTGGGTTAATCCTGCTTTAGGGACTATTGTATTAGGTGTCGGAGTTACAGGTTATACCGCGACTACATTGTCCGCGGGAACATATTCATTTAACATTCTTGATTCATGTTCACCCACTATGAGTTCATTGCCGGTGAATATTAACATATCTAGTGGTACATGTGCAAGTATTGTTGGAATATCTAACACGACGTGTAATGACAATAATGGGTCAATAACAGGACAAACGTCTAATCTTTATGGTATAAGTACGTTTAGTTTGTATAATACCTTAACAGGTTTTATTACTTCAGGCGCATCATTTACCAATAATTATATTTTTAATAATTTATCTCCGGGTATATACTATGTTAATGCTGACGATGGTGGTGGATGTAGTGGTCAGAGTGAAACAACTATTATTCAACCTTCGACAAATATTACGTGGGGATTTTATACTGTAATGGATTCCGGATGTGCTAATGTTGATTCGGGGAAAATATATGTAACAGGTCTTACCGGAACACCACCATTTACTTATTTATGGTCTAATGGAGGGACAGACGATTTTATTACAGGATTGACTGCGGGTAGTTATTCTGTTCTTATTACTGATAGTTTAGGGTGTACCCTATCTCAAACAGCAACAGTTACTGAAGTTGAACCATTAGGTTTTGGGTCGTTTACCGCCATACCACCAACATGTTTTAATAATGATGGTCAAGTGACTCTTGTAATTACAGGAGGGACTGGACCATATTATTATTCAGCATCGACAGGTGTTATAGAGGTTTCTTTTAGTTCATCTCAAACATTTTATAATATTGGTGGTGGACCATTTGCTGTTGAAGTTACTGACGCAGCTTTATGTAAAATAACTCCAACAACAACAATTATTCCACCAAACGGGTTTAATATCGTAAGTGTAACGACAACTAATTCAAATTGTGGTAATAGTGATGGTAAAATAGATATTCAGGTAAGTGGTGGTGCAGTTCCTTTTACTTATACTTTAACAGATTCTTTAGGTAATAGTATTATTGAACCTACTGATTTTAGAAGTTGGATTTTTTCTAATTTAGCGACGGGGACATATACTTTAACTATTTCTGATAATGGAGGTTGTACTTATGTTAGTCCACCTATCACCATAAATAATATTCCTTTATTTACGTTTACTGCAGATACTACAGATACAATATGTAATTTAAATAATGGTTATGTAATGATTACAGTATCAGGTGGTACACCGCCTTACACATATACTGTTGGGGGTGAATTTTCTTATGACTCTATCCAAACACCATTAAGTGCATATACTTTTATTGATTTATATTCCGGAGATTATTCGTTAGAAATAACAGAATCAACTCCTGGTATTATTTGTAAACAAACAAGTAGTTTTATGATTAACCCATCAAACAACGTTGATTTTATGTTATCAGGTACTGATGCTAACAATGGTAATGATGGTACAGTTTCAGCATATATTACAAGTGGAACACCTCCATTCACATTATTATGGAGTAATAACGTAAATGGTCAAACAGGGTATTATTTAAGTAATTTAAGTGCCGGAACATACAGTTTACAAATCACGGATAGTGAAGCGTGTGTTAAAATTAGAGAGGTAACAATAGATGGGTTTGACTCTATCTCATCATTTCAAACATTTAATATTTGTGATAGTGAATTTGAAAACATTGGGGAATTAGTTAAAAAAGGTCCTAAAGAAATGTTGAATGAAGGTTATTATGATTTAACATCAGGATATACAAATTGTTTACTTAATCAAGCAATTTTTAATATAGTTGCAACTATTGGTGATGTAACAGAAACTTCAGAGTTTTATACAAGTTATGCTTTAAATGATTTTCCAACAGATAATGAATATTTTGACGCTTTAGTCGCGTTATTAGAAACTTTTGACCAAGTCGCTCAAGTTAACATTGACCCATTAAACAACGGAATTCAAATAATTGCTAAATGTCAAGAACAATATTTAGTGACAACTGATGTTACTGTTGATATGTTTATTGAATATAATATTTCATGTCAATATTGTAGTTTACCGCCAACACAAACTCCAACACAAACTCCAACACAAACTCCAACACCAACTCAAACATTAACTCAAACTCCAACACCAACTCAAACTCTTACATCAACTGCTGGATTAACACCAACTCCGACTCCTACTCAAACATTAACACAAACATTAACACCAACACCAACTCAAACACCAACATTAACGCCAACTCAAACTCAAACATTAACACCAACTCAAACACCTACATCAACTATGACACCAACTCCTAGTTCAAAACAATTATGGTATTTATATACATCATGTGAAGTTGATGTTAATACTGAGGGACCGGCCTACTTAATTTTACAACCTATATTAGTAAATCCTTTATTAGGTGTTGGTGACGGATTTACTTTTACTGATGAAAATGGTAAGGTAACGTGTTGGATATTAAGAGAAATTTATAATGGACAACCAACAAACTTACCACCACAATTTAATGTTCAAATTTGGAACACTAATTATTTTACAACAATTGGTAATGGTATTTACGATTCACAAAATGGTGCTGTTGATGCTTGTGGATTATGCGAGAAAGATATTGAATTAATTTTAGAACCAACAAATAATTTCCTTATTAGTGTTACAAAAGATGATTCGCAAATCATAGATGTACAACCACCGTTCTACCTATATGATAATACATATAATTTCCCTGTAGGGGTCTTAAATCCTATGTATGGTACACATAACGGTATTAACAATGAAACTATATTTATTACGATTCAATCAATTAATGAATCAAATACAAATATTTGTATTTCATTAATCGTTAATGGTTCTGTAGCAGCGTCACAAATAGGGACATTCTCAAGTGGGGTTTTATTTATAGATGTTTCATTTACGGGTGTAACAATTTTACCAACAGATACTTTAGAAATTTTTGTGACTGCAGGTGATTGTCAATAATAAAAAACCCCCTCGTTAAAAGGGGGTTATTTTTTTACCATATTTTTTCTTGTTTCATATGACCTATAACACAACAGTAAGCGTCTGTTTGGTCAAAATTTTCTTTTTTCAGAGTATTGTTTCTTGTGTATAACCAAGTGATTTGAGGTTCTCTTTTGGCAATTAAATCCCATATAATCATTTTCTTGTCAATGTCTTTAGGAAGTCCTCCGAATAGTACGTATTTACCTTTATCGTTTAATTGAGTTAATTCCGGAAAGGCAAACTTACGAGAATTGTATGTTGATATAAAGTTAGGTACAACACCTAATACGTCATATATTTCTTTTGTGACTAAAGTATTGAATCTTAATAAAGTTTGAACAGTGTAAACATTATTTGAGTTTAATAAAGGTTCTTCAATAATCACTTTAGTAATCCCCATATCTTTATATTCTAAAAGTTTAGTTCTAAAGATTTGACCCTTTAAAAGTAATTCTTTTATTTTATTTTCTTCTTTCGGTTTTGGTATGGGTGATATATGAGTTAATTCAAGTAGTTGTTGACTTTGTATATCAAATAACGCCCAACCAATTGTTTTTGTACTCACATCTAATCCTAAAACTTTAGGACTTTCTTTAAGTGTTTTTTTCATAATTTATTAGAAATCAAATTTAACCAAAAACTGTTGAATCCCTTGTCTTAACACAGGAGATTGTAGCTTTGATACAATCATAAGATTCATTTCGTTATCGTAAAGCCCAATTTCAGTAATATATGAACTTGTTCCTTTAGTCCATGTAGGATTTGAGGTCGATTGAAACTCCGCTTGACCAAGATTTATCTTATATTTCATTTCATAGATAGTTGCTTCAATATCAGTTTCTAATGAACCATAGAAATAATATTCATCACCAAAATTTAATGAAGGTGTGGTTGTATTACCTGACACTAATGGAATATAATCATTTAAATTGTAATCATCAGCAGCTGCGTAATTTTCTTCAGTAATGGTAAATGTTGTACCTGTTAAACTATCTACGGTTAAATATCCATTGATAGTAGTTGCACTTATTTGTGAAGTAAAATCAATGATTTTCCAATCATCCGGGTTAGGTCTACCTGTACCAATTACTTTTTGACAAATAACTTGGAATGTGTCCGCATAAAACCCTGTAATTAAGTCACAGGAAGGACACAGAGTCGTTGTTGTTGTTGTTGTGGTAGTTGTGGTTGGAATTAACGTTGGTTGGTTTAAACAAGGGAATTCAGCTCCAAATCTAATTGAAACGTTTTGTTCGGTTAAATTACCACAAGAAATGTTTGGCCCTTGAATTTTAGTATAATAATTACAATGTAATGAATTAGTGAAAATATCGGTATTACTAAATCTATAAGTTACATACATATATTCAGTGTCCGCAGTTAATATACCATTAACTGTTGGTTGATTATTTTCAACAACACAAGTGTTTGGTGTAGTTAACCCAACTTTAGGTGCCGGTAATGTCCAGTTACGGTTTGACTTGTAAGACATTGCGGCAATAATCTCTTCATCATCAATAATGATAATTTGTGAATCAGGGAATACTTTACCAACTCTATTTGGTAGACCAGTACTCTCGTTAACATTAGTGTCCCATAAATTATAATATCTAATACCCGGGTCATTCATACCTAAATTTTTAGTTGATAGAATATATTGGTCTTTAAATATTTGAGGAAATGTGTCTGAGTCAAATCCTGGAGGGTCAACCCAAAAAGTTTGACCTTTACAACATTCAGGATTTTTATGCCACATTAACCACGGCAAATGTAATCTAAAGTTACGAGCTTCACCTGTAGTATCTGAAGGGTTATTAGAGTCGTAAGGTTCAAAGGCAAATTTCTCACCATAGAAGAAATCAATTGATTGATTAGTATAGTGAATAATAGCAATAGCTTTTTGCTCACTTGGTTGAACAACAACTTGTTCATCAAATGAATTATAATAATAAACAACACTTGTATCGGTTTGTCCACTATCTGACATATATCCAAAATATTCTTTACTACCTAAATAAGACGCTGAACCAAAATATTGATAACCTTTATAAAATGAATCATACAATCCAGCAGGATTTTCCGACCAAGGAATATTCATATTCCAAATCTTAACATCTGATTCATCCGTACTACATAAAGATTCAAAATTAATAACATTTTGATTCCAATGTGAGTTAGGTGTAATACTATCGTATAATGTTGTCATATTTGGTGGGTATACTAATACTCTAGCGAAACATCCACTTGAAAAGTTTGAAAAGTCAGGTGTTGGTCTGTCTAATGTATATAAACCATTACAGATATCTATAATTTTATAAGTTAATATTGGGTAACAACTACTCATTGACATCTCACAATCAGGTGGTGTCGGAGTTGGAGGTAAAGGTGTAGTACAACAAGTTGAAGAAGGTGTTGGTGTTGGACCTTGGTCACATATGTTAGCACTCTTAGTTATTGTTGGTGTAGGTGTTGGAGTTGGATTGGCCTCGTAAGTTGGTGTAGGTGTAGGTGTTGAAGTTGGTGTAGGTGTTGGGTTAGGGTCACAATAACAATTGTATTCACCTTGACCGTCGTAATATATTGTAACAAAATCACCAATCATTGGTAATCTTACAATATTTGAATTACACCCTGAATACACTAATTGAATAACACTACCACCTGTTAATGTAGACATATCTACAAGATAGTTAGAGTTAATTGTGTATTGGCTATTTGTTAACGCACTCCAATTAATTGTAGTTGCTGTTGTATTACCTGTAAAAAATCCTCTCATAGCGGCTCTATTATAAACCGCTTGAGGTACTGATGCCATATAAGGAATTCCGTATGTGTTACCGGTTATTCCATCAACATAATACGGGTATTTAACATTTTGTTTGTTTGTTTCAGGTGCAGCAGTTGAATTCTGAGCATTAAATGCGGGTTCAAGAATATTTGTTGTGAATTGATTATAAGGTGTTCCTGTTAATGTATTGTAAGAAACCTCACTATCACCTACTTGAAAATAAGAGATATTAAAACTACCTTGTGATAGTTTTAACCTTGCGGTATCGGTTAACCTTGTGCTAAGTAAACCTTGTGTATTTTTTAATATGTATCCCATGTGATATAAATATTCTTATTTTTTTTATTTTTAATTGACACTTATTATTTCTACTCTACAACATCCACAACCACTAATACTTGCGTTACCAATTGAGAATGAATCCTGACTTGATGTGTAAGTACAAGGGGTTAATGGGTCGTTTTGTGTTATTGTCGTTGTAGTATTTAATATGATACTATCTGAAGATGTAAAACTTAAAGAATTCCAACTTTCAGTATAATAATCTAAATAATTTGTTAAATTCTGACATCCTTGTAATGGATTATAATCAGTGTTAGTTGTTGTTAAACCACTTGTTGTTAGTGGAATAGAAACATTATTTTTAGATAACACAGTATTAGTAGTTAAAGTTGCTGTGGTAGCGCTTGGAGAATAGTAAAAAGTATTATAATGTAATATGTTAAAATTAACTATTACTCCACTTGGTAATTCAGGAATAACACTAAAAGTTGTTGTGTATTGTTTAGTTAGTGTTGTATTTGTATTAACCGGATTTGTTATTGTTGTATTTAATTTTAATTGATATAATGTCGGAGGTGCCGGTTCATTTAATTTTACATTATTACTATTTGTGTTACCACTTGAATCAATCACCTTAACACTATACATACCCGAACATAAATTATTAAAAATTGGTGAATTAAAATAAGTGACACCATTATCTATTGAATATTGGTATGGAGGATAACCTCCCGAAAGATTAATCATTAAATTACCATCACAAGTACATATTGGTTGATTAACACTAAAAGTTAATGAGTTAATTCCTAATGGATTACAAACACCTTCGTTAGCATAAACAGTTCCGTTAGCTCCTAATATATACCAAGAGTTAAGTGGGGGTACAGAAGATGGTAAGGAAGAAAATACTGAATAAGTTAGATTACCACCATTCAATTTCCATCTACTTAATGAAACGTCCCAATTAATTGAATAAGTGTAATCATCAGACACCCATTGATTATATCCATTATCATCTAATCCATTTGGATTAAAATGAATTTGTAAGTTATTAATACTTATATTTAGACAAAAATTATATTCTATTTCCATGTTATGATATTGATATTGTTACACCTTTTGTTGTTTGAAGAGTGCTATAGGATGTATAGTTAGTGTATGGTGGTGATGAAGTTCCATTAAGTGCTAATAGTTTAATACCCGACCAAGTTGATGATGCGTAACTCGTTAATAAATTATTAATGTTAGTACTATTAAGTCCACTACCAAGTATTTCAATTTGATTTAAATCAGTAAAAATTCTTGAACTATTTGAGAATGTTGATATTGTGTTATTACCGCTAATGACTAAAAATCTAATATTTAAATGAACTAATGATAAATCACCAGATATTGTGTTATTACCTAGTATAGTAACATTACGATTGTTAGATGGTAAATCTTGAATATTTCCTGAAATTGTATTATTACCATTAATATATAATTGTTGATTAATGTAAGAATTACCTAAACCACTAATATTTCCTGTAACAGTGTTATTACCATCTAATCTTAAACTTGCATTAGTTTTTAAATTAACACCACTAATATTTCCTGAAATAGTGTTATTCCCCAGAATAATTATTGTAGATAACGTTGTATAATTTAATGTTCCAATATTACCATAGAGAGTGTTACTACCTGCAACCTCTAAGAATGTTAGATTTGGTGGTAATGTTGATATATCACCTGTTACAGAATTTTGCCCATATAATTGTATAACAGTTACAGAATTAGATAAACCTCCTAAATCACCTGAAACAGTATTAAGTCCTCTTAATTGTATTCTAAATAAATTAGGTGTTGACATTAAAGAAATGTCATTAGTGATAGTGTTTTGACCTGTAATCTGTAAATCCTCCATTAATGGTGGGCAATTACCAATATTACCAGTTATAGTATTATTACCACCAACAAAAAAGTTTTTTAATGTTGTCGGTAAATTAGATATATTACCTGATATATTATTTGATTGGTTTGGGAGACTCTGGAATAAATCTACACCAAATGTTTCTAAACTGCTTGGTAAATTTGCAACATTTCCGGAACAACTAGTTAAGTTTGACGCAAAAGAAATTAACGTTGATGGTAATAAACTTATATTACCTGATGTGAAAAAACCAGAACCATAATTACCAAATGTTGTTAATCCATCTAAAATATTTATTTGAGAAGTTTCGACTTCTAAATATCTAACACTATTTGAAGTTATTTGAGGAGACACACCTCCAGGTGATAATTGGGTTATAGATGTTAAATCTGCTGTCTGAATTAATATGTTTCCTGTGTAAGGTGTTGAATACGTATGTGTAATGTTAATTGACCCTGCCGGATAATTTGTTGTATTACCATCTCCCCAAACAACTCTAAACGGTAAAGATGTAATTACTATAAATGATTGTAATGAAGGGCTTACTGTGATACTATTCAAACTTCTCGCAATCATCGTGAAAGTTTGACCGTATGGTGGTAATATTGGTGTTGATGATGTAGGTGTTAATGTTTGAGTTGGTGTAGGTGTTAATGTTTTAGTTGGGGTAGGTGTCTGAGTCAATGTCTGAGTCAGTGTTTGAGTTGGAGTATTAGTAGGGACAGCCCCTGATGTTTGAGTTAAAGTTTGGGTAGGTGTTTGTGTAGGTGTATTAGTTGGGGTTGTGGTTAATGTTTGTGTAGGTGTTTGTGTAGGTGATGCCGTTTGAGATAAAGTAGGTGTTTGAGTTGGTGTAGGTGTTAACGTAGGTGTTTGAGTAGGTGTAGGTGTTGGACCTGACAATACGCATACGGTATTTGCCGTAAAATCACCATATGAATCCACAATAGTCGCAGGATATGACCCCGATTCTAAATCCATAATTGCTGGTGATATACTACCATCGGACCAAGTAATGGTGTAAGGTGGTGTACCTCCTGTAATAGAAATAGAGGCTCTACCATCACGACCACCAACAGTTGACGGGTTTATTACCTCACATTCAACGGTCATTGGAAATATTGTAATTACATCACATTCATTTGATTGAATATAAGTAATTGCTGGCTGAGGTGGAGGAGGTGGAAAACAACTATATGCGTTTTCTATACAATCAGAACGATTAGGATATAATACAACACTTCCATTTCCAGCATCATAAATTAATGACCCTGATGGTATCGGACCTTGTATTAGTGTCGCACATCCACTAAATGATGGTATTGTGATTGCATAAACATTCCCTAAAATAGGAGTTGTTAATGTAAGGTCATTTACTCCGAAATAATTATCGGATTCATTTAATTTGACGCAACATGTTTGAAAATAATATATCATTATAATTTGTTTCTGTTATACTATAAATAATCCTTTATTTGTTTTTTTACCAAAGATTTCATAACTTCTACATATTTTTTTGTTGAACTTTGAGAACTAACATAATCAAAAAAGTTAATATCCTCTTTTAATTTATCTAATGGGTTAATATTAATAAAATCTCCTTTATAAAATTTATCTTGTTTTTGATTACCGGTCACACCCGCCATATGAAGAATTGGTTTATCTTCATATATTTTTATTGAGTCGGTTGCCCATGAAAATTCAAACTCGGGTGTAATTCTTGTCTCAATTCCGTGTAACCATAAGTTCCATAATAATGACCACATTTCTGCGGTCCAAAATTGAATTTCACCGGGACTTATTGGGAATCTTCTTTGATAATCTAACATTTGGTCATATAGTGGAACACAATCTGCATAAATTTTTTCCCATAATAACCAATCCGTATTTTTAATTAGGTATTGACCACCACCTGAATTTTCTTGATTACATTCGATACATTCGACTGACACACCAATAACGTCGGCCATTTCGTTAAGTAATTGACCTTTACCGGATGTAGGGTGAGCACTTTCATAACGATTACAACAATCCATAATATAGTTATATCCGATATAACCTATGGTATCGGATAAGTAAGTAATATCGTCATTAATTAAACTATCAAAATTTGGTAATTTTCTGAATATAATATCAGAATCGTGTAAGAAGAAACATTTACCATGTTCAGGAAAATCTTTTAACCATTTTGAAATTAAAAAAGGTTTAACTGTCGGTATATAATGTTTTTGAGGTCTATCGTCGATATAATGATGTACGTTAACTCCGGTATCTTTTAATTTTAAAGATTCTTTAGTTGGTTTACCATCTTTACTTATTATTCCAAGTAATACGTGTATTTGATTAGGGGGAACACCATGTTCAATAAAGTTATGTATATACACCATTATTTGCCAATGGAAATAAGGTACATCAGGTTGTGCTGTAACAAAAATCATATTATATAAAACGTTTTTAATTAAATATAAATGACAATCAAATGTAATAAATGGTAAAGATGATGATATTTATATAATATGAAACTGATTAGAACAATATCGAATTTGGTAACTGAATCTAAAAAAATTTACGAAGAAGCCTGTGAAAAAGGTGTCAACGAAAAAGAATTAGATAGATTAGAAAAAAACTACAACGAATCCTTAAAACTTTTAAGGATTTATGAGGGTTTGAATAAAACCAAACAAGAAAATATTTAAGTCCAAGAATATTTTATTTCAACTCCACTAATATGGACTGTCCATCTCATAGTATCTCCAACAGCACCGGTTACTTGTATATCTAAAGCATCATTTGTATCATCCGCAGATATTGTAACGTCATACAAAGCGTTATCTTCAACATCTGTCCCTATGGTTGATACCGGACTCGCACCAATTAATGAAGTTGTTCCACCTACATTTTTAATGGCAACTTTTCTTATATAGTGAGCTGCTGATGTACCACCACTAGTAATTCCTGCAATATTAATAGTAACAAACATTGCGGTTTCGTTTAAAACTGATATTCTTTGTGATGAACCATCTAAAAAAATGTTAACAGTTGTTACACCTGTTGTTGTATTTCTACCTAATAAATCTATTTGTTGTGTCTCACCTGTACCGGTAAATGGTGTCCAAGTTCCATTTGCAAACGACCTTTGTCCAAAACGAGGAGCACAAGCTCTATTACCGCCAATAATAGATGAATTTTCTCCATACGCTCTATTAAGAAAACCTCCCGTTACTGTTGAAGATGCTCCAGATGCGACATTTAGTTGACCACCACCAATTGTTGAATTTGCCCCCGATGCGGTATTTTCTCTACCACCCCCAACAGTTGAATAATTATCACTTGCTGAATTACAAAAACCTCCGGCAATCGTTGCACGATTTCCATTTACAGTATTATCCCATCCACCACCTATTGTTGAAAAAAATCCTGAAACGATATTACTTATACCACCACCAATAACTGAGGTACACCCTGATGCGGTGTTACAAAACCCACCACCTATTGTTGAATCAACACCTGAGGCGATATTACTTCTACCACCACCAATAAATGAGTTAGTACCTTGTGTTGTGTTAAAACCACCACCGGCAATTGTTGAACGATAACCGTTAGCACAATTACCTCGTCCACCACCAATAGAAGAATCTCTACATACTGAATTATTCTCTCGACCTCCACCAATAAATGAATATTCTCCTAATAACGTATTACATCTACCACCACCTATTGTTGAATCTATTCCACCTGATGTATTACATCTACCACCGGCAATTGTTGAAGTAGAACCTGATGATGTATTATTTGAACCACCACCAATAAATGAATAAACTCCTGATGCCGTATTACAATTACCACCACCAACAACAGTTGAAGTTGATGATGATATGTTACCACCACCACTACCTACAAAAGAACGTAAACCTGATGCCGTATTACCATTACCACCACCTATTGTTGAAAAACAACATGATGCCGTGTTTTTAAAACCACCACCAACAGTTGACCAACAACCTGAAGATAAATTACAACTACCACCACCAATAAATGAAGTACATCCTGATGCGGTGTTACAATATCCACCACCCACAAATGAAAAACAATTACTTGAAGTGTTTCCTGTACCTCCACCTACAAATGAAAAATATTCGGAAGAGGTGTTTTTACAACCACCACCAACAAATGATGACTTACATGAGAGATGACAGACACCTGTACCAACAAATGAACCACTTCGTGCACAATTACAAAATCCATTTGATATGATTGAATAACTACCACATGCGGTGTTTTTACGGCCTCCTATGATAGCGGAACTAGTACCATAAACTATGTTACAACAACCACCACCAATAAATGACTGATAACCGTATCCAACACAATTAGATTGTCCCCCAACTATAGATGAATATTTAGTATAATATGAAGATATATAATTAGATTTACCACCACCAATTGTTGAAAACACACTTGATACTGTATTTCCTGAACCACCAACAATTGACGAACAATTACCGATAGCACAATTAGTAGTACCACCACCGACAAATGATAATGCTGATGTCACATTTTTACAACCTCCGGCAATTGTTGAGGTATTACCTGATGCTATATTACAACATCCAGCGCCAATAAATGAATAAGCTCCTGAAGATGTGTTACTTAGTCCACCGGCAATTGTTGACCTAAAACATGAAGATGTGTTAGATTGTCCACCACCAACTGTTGAATACTGAGACGATGCTATGTTCTTACACCCACCTCCAACAAATGAACAATTTCCTGACGCGGTATTATTTCTACCACCGGATATTGTTGAATCTATTCCTCCTGATGTATTATTTCTACCTCCGGCAATTGTTGAAGTTTGCCCTGTGGCGACATTTAAACTTCCACCACCAATGAATGAAAAATTACCTGAAACTGTGTTTTGATTACCACCACCAATTGTTGATGAGGTACCAGATACTATATTACCAACACCACCACCAATTGTTGTACAATAGTCTAAAGCGTTATTATTTATACCTCCCCCAATAAATGTATAATTACAAGAGACTGTATTATTTCTACCACCGGCTATTGTTGAATAATTACCATTAGATTCGTTACTAAAACCCCCACCAATTGTTGAATGAGGACCTGAAGCAATATTACTACTACCACCACCAATAAATGAACATGCCCCCGATGCTGTGTTTTTATAACCACCACCAATTGTTGAAGTACTACCAGAAACAGTATTACCACAACCACCACCAATAAATGAATGAGTTCCTCCACTAATAATGTTTTGATTTCCCCCAACTACAACTGAAAAATCTGTTGTTCCCGAGTTTGATGACCCACCTAATACTGCACTACAATTTCCCGATGCAAGATTACTAACACCACATCTAACAGATGAGTTAACACCTGTTCCGGTTATAATTACGGCTGATGAACCACCACCTCCACCACCGGCAATAGGTACTAAAAGTCCATTTGTGCTAACTCCAACATAACAACCACTACAAGTACTCATAGAGTCAATAATCATGTCGTTAACAAATGTTGTACAATTTCTATTTGCAGTTATATTACTACCAACAATCATAGCACATGTGCAACCACTAGTATTATTAGACGAACCACCTAATATTGATGAATAATTACCGGATGATATATTACCTCTACCACCACCAATAAATGAATGGGTACTTGTTATAGTATTTTGACTACCACCAACAATACTTGAAGTGGCACCTGATACGGTATTACCAATACCTCCCCCAATAAATCCTTGACAAAATCCACCTGAACTTGTTGTAAAATTTCGTAAAAGTGGTTGTGACGAAGGGAACGCTCCCATTGCGGCAGTTGCTCCAGTAACATATAAGTTTGTATATGGTGATGAATATGTTTGACCTGTAATAACTACGTTTCTACTACATCCAAAATTGTCATATGTTAATAAAAGGTCGTTTACACTAAATGATGATAATTGATTCCCGTACAATTGTATTGTACAAGTGTTTGCCGAATATGATGATATTACTTGAGAATTACCTATAAAGTTTAATGCTCCACCACCAATCATTGAATGACTAGCAAATGTTACATTAACGCTTCCGCCTCCAATAACACCAAAGTCTTCTACGACTCTATTATTATTACCACTTACAATACCACCACCATAAGAACATTGACCTAAACAGTTTCCACATCCACCTAAAATTGCTGCTCTAACTCCATATGTTTTATTATTTAATCCTCCACCAATAACACCATCTTCACCAACGCCTGTTGTACCCGATATCATATTACTTCTACCACCACCAATAAATCCAAATTCGTTACATATTGTATTACTAATACCACCGGCAATTACTGAATTTGATGGGTTCAGTGTATTACTAGTAATACGATTGTTAAACCCACCACCTATTGAAGAAGATGTTCCACAAATAAAATTAAATCTACCACCGGCAATTGTTGAGTAATTACAACATGAGGTATTAAAACAACCTCCCCCAACTGTTGAACAACCACCTACTGAACAGTTAAGATAACCACCACCAATTGTTGAACAATTTCCTGATGCGGTATTTCGACGACCACCACCAATAAATGATGTAGCTCCTGATGAGATATTACAACAACCACCACCAATCGTACCATATACTGTATACACAATATTTGATTTTCCACCACCAATGAATGAATAAGGACTACAGGTAATATTACATCTACCTCCAGTAATTGTTGATTTATCTCCACAAACAGTATTTTGCATTCCACCACCAATGGTTGAACTGTCACAATAAGATTTGTTATTCGCTCCACCACCAACAGTTGAGTTATTCGCTAAGGCATAGTTGCAATAACCACCGGCAATAGTTGCATCACCACTATTTGCTCCTGGACCAATAACACATGCTAAATTATATCCACCACCACCAATTGTATTTCTTGGCCCAATAACAACATTACAACAACCACCGATTATTGTTGAAGTATTTCCTGATATTCTGTTATAATCACCCCCACCAATGAATGATGTTGTCCCACCACTAATTATGTTTTTAGACCCCCCAACTACAACTGAAGAATCTGTTGTTGCTGAGTTTGAAATACCACCACCAATAAATGAATTGTTTCCTGATGCGGTATTTTGTTGACCACCAACTATTGTTGAGGTTATATTTGTTGATGAGTTTAATATACCACCACCAATAAATGAATTGTCTCCTAATGCTTGATTTTCTTGACCACCACCTACGGTTGAACCACCGCATGAGGTATTACAAAGTCCCCCACCAATAAAAGAATAATTATCTGATAAGGTATTCTTACTACCACCACCAATTGTACTTCCTATTGAATTATTGCAAATAATATTACAATAACCTCCAGCAATTGTAGAACTTCGTGTTACATTTTTACCAACACCCACAAAAATACTATTATAAAGACCACCACCAATTGTTGATGTACCACCTGAAACACTATTACAAAAACCACCACTTATAGTTGAATCATTATTTGATACCGTATTACAACGACCACCTCCAATAAACGAATGTGTTCCTCCACTAACTACATTTTGTCGTCCACCAACAACCATTGAATAGTTTGTAGTTGCTGAGTTTGAATATCCACCTAAAGCACCGGAATTATCTCCTGATGCAAGATTATTAACATCTCTTCTAATTGATGAGTTAACACCTGTACCACTTACAATTACAACAAATGGTGAACCACTAATTGCTTCATCGATTGTTGATTTATATGATGAACCTGCAGGATTTTGAGTCGGGTTATTAGTATCAACAATGTGAATTAATGTTTGACTTGTTGTAAACCCTGATGGTGAATATGTTCTTTGAGTTAAAATCATTGGTTTTTGTTTTATATTATAAATAGTTCGTTATTGGAAATCGAATATCTCAAAGTCCATAAATTCAAAATATTCGTAATCTTGGAATTGTTTTGGAACTGGTGGTAATAAGTTACAATATACCACTTCAAATCTTTCACAACCATCCCCATAAATGACTTTAATACCTACTGCGGCAACATTATTAAATTGTGAAGGTAACACAATAATATTATCCGGAGGTACTGAAGTAACTATTGTTGCAATTAACGCACAATGATTACCATAAACATCACACGCATAAATTGTATACGGGAAGTTTGAACCTGTAATTGCTTGTATGTTAATTGCTGTCATATATTAAAAAGTATATAATGGGTTTGTTGGTAATTGAAGAACACCATTTATTACTGTTGCAACGACATCACTAAATACACTATTAGAAACACCATTAACAATAGGTGATGCTAAAATTCTAAAAGATTTAACATTATTTGGGTCTGTTAATTCAACTCTATAATGATAGACGGAAACAAATTGTTGAATACCTCCACCGCTCGATGTTCCGATTGATGTAAAATTATTACAAGTTAATGCGGATAACGAAGGTATTTGTGTATAAGGTGAACTACTACCTGAAAAAGGTACTGTTGAGTTAAGATAATTATTTAGCCAATAAAACCCATGGAGAGTTGATGCACTAACAACGGTTGGTGGATTTTCTACAAAATATAAAGATGCCCCAAAAGGTCTAACATATTTAGAACCAGTATTGGTTGTGAAATCTTCAATATTTGTTACTCCGGTTGAACTAACATTAACATTTCTAATTATATCGTTAATGATGGTTTGACAACTAATATCACAAGGGTCAAACGGTGGTAAACCGTCAGATATTGTTGGCATTGTGATGTTTAAAGTATAAACCCCTCCTGTATCTCCGGTTGTTACTATACTAGAATAATGTATATCATATTTTACAACAGTTGTTCCATCTCCACAAGGATTAGATTGGGGTTGTTTTGGTATATATAACTCAAAATATCTATAATAATTTGGGTCGGCAGGATTTGATGGTGTTCCATAATAAGGTGACAACAAATCATAAGATGATTTATAATGTATTAAATCACTTAAACTACTAAATTCCATTTTAATTACTCCTTGTCCTGATGGACCAGTGTTTTCTTTTTTAAATTTAATTGTATTTGTGTTAGGGGGTGAACAAGTTGGTGTTGTAGTAAAGTTATAATTTGCAGAACAGGTTGTAGAGTCCCAATCTAATGTGTTAGGGAAGTTCCTATTAAGTAGTCCTGTACTATTATTGGTGCTTACCTCAGAGAACTGTGTCGTATTGATAGCTGTTATAGTTGTTACTTGATATTTGTAAATATCGTTATCAGTTATAGCACTTGAGGTACAACCTGATAAATTAAGATTAACTATAATTGATGAACAAGAACCTGTAAAACCAGTAATAGATGATGATTGTATTTTATATGGTGTATTTAAATAATCGTATAAACATAAATCACAGTCAAAGGTGTCCATACAAGTAAAATAAAAATCCCATTCCGTTTGTGGGTTAATTTGATTTGGAATTACTTCTAAAATTAAATAATCTCCGGGACTTCTTGTTAATGATGTTAATGATGTTACTTTTGAAAAATAATTTGAAGTATCGGCTGATTTTGGAAAAGTTAATAAATTAATAAATGAAGTTCCAAGGTCACCTCCAACTACCCAATACTCTAAAATAATTGGGTCTGTATATGCTGAACCATAAAACGTAATTTTAAGTGAGTCCGGTATATTAAACCCTCGAAATTTCCAAGAAAAATAATCGGTTGTTAAATCTAATTCAAATGTTGATTGTAAAGTTAATGGAGTTACACCTGCGGCTGCTCCAGCAAAATTAACCCTATGAGTATAATTGTTCGGTAACGGTACTGTTCCATTGTCACAAGTAAAAGGTTGAACATTAACTGTTGTTGCGTTAAAACATTCTAACTCGGCTTGAATATAACCAGTTCCACCTGTTTGAGAATAATTAAGTCCATTTAGTTTAACTTTATCAATTACAGGTATATAAGTTCCTGCTGGCTGCATTGGAGAATTAATACCTACTAATGGATGTGTAAAATCTCTTGGTAAAAAATTTATATCTTGACCAAAACCTGATGTGAAGGCAATATTTGTTGAAGAATTTGGTCCGTACCAAATTATTCTATAATCTGTAATGTCATTTTCACAACTACCGGTTAATTCTCCTGCGACAATTAAACCAATAGTATTAGTTTGATATGAATCAAAGGATAACTCACAAGTTGTACATAAATCGTTAGATAATAAATCAAGTGTTGCACAACATTTTGATAATATGTCTATTATTCTAATTGTGGTAGTTAAATCGGGTACATTACCCATAACATACGGACATAACGGACCAAATAAACTATCATAACTTACGTTAGTTTGAAAAGGTGATGTATAATTATCAACGTTTGAATATATGTTAAATGTTCCACCTAAAAGGGTAGTTCCTAAATCGGTTAAACAAGTTGAAGCTGAAAACGGCATATTTTAATTTTTAAGTTTTATTATATAAGTAACCCTCTAATCCACAATCAATACACGGAGATGGAATTCCTGAAGATGTTGGTGTAGGAGTTGGAGTTGGTGTAGGTATAATTGATTCTGAACATAAAATACAATCCGCACCTATTTGACTTCCATAAGGACCAATTAGTAATGTAATATCATCAATACCGATTGTGTTATTATTAACCCCAATATATCCAACACATATTACTGTCCCATTAACGTTAGCTTGATAAACTTGAAAATTTTCAATTGGGATATTTCCTGGTGTAACTAATTGATTTGTGGTATAATACATCGTACCGTCATAACAATTTTGGAATTGATAACTATAAGGACATACAATACTATCATCAATTGTATTGAAAGTTACCCCTTGTTCAAAAGTACAAGTACGAGCAATTTGTGCCGATGGTGTCGGGGTCATTGTAGGTGTTGGTGTTGGAGTGGAAGTAACACTTTGAATTGTTGCACTTATAACTACATTACAAAATTTAGTTGGTGTAGGTGTTGGTGTAGGTGTTAATGTAGTTGTACTAGTTACAGTTGGTGTTGGAGTTGTTTCAAAATCACAATCAAATATTGCTGAGAAATTTAAATTTGCACAATTTAATGTTGGTGTGGGAGTTGGTGTTGGACACGCTCCAATAGAAAAATAAACATCATCTAAATCCGGACACGGGTTGAAACAAGGTGATTGACCCGATAAAAGACAAGACCCGTCTAAAACTGTTGATAAACACCATTGAGTTGACCCTGTGTTATAATAAATGGATAATCCATTTGTTTGACCGGTCCAATATAGTTGAGAATTCCATGTCCCTGCACTAAAGTATAGGTCGTTAAATGTTGGGTAACCAGTGTTTGAAAGGCAATATGTAGAACTACACGGCATATTATAATGTTAGATTTAAAATTGATTCACAATTATTATTATCAATAACTTTTATATTAAAAGATGTTAACGAACTCCAAATAGGTGGTATTGTCACATTATATGGGAATGTTGAAATTGTGTCTATATATATTGATAAAGTAATAGGGTTATCACATAGATACACTTTAAAAGGAGATACTCCGGTAATATTACTTATAGTTATTTGTGTGCTCATTTCTTTAGGTTATCTCAATAAATATAATGGGAATGAAAAACTTGTGAAGATTGACAGTTATATTATTTTTTCTTATCTTTGCTGTATGTCAGATGATGCGGAAATTTTATTAGAAATACTACACGATATTCTTGGAGATGAAAAACTCCACTATGAATCAAAAGGTCAAATATCTTTTGATTGTCCGATATGCGATGAAGACCAACATAAAGGAAACCTTGAGGTAAATTACTTTGAACACGTATATAAGTGTTGGAGTTGTGGTGACGAGAATAACACAAAAGGTCCTCTTGGTAAACTTATTGATAACTTTGGTGATAAGAAACAAAAGAAAATATATAACTTACTTCAACCTGAAAATCATAAACCAAAAGAGAAACGTAAAGATTATTTAAAGTTACCGACAGGTTTTACATTATTTAAAGATAGTAGTTTGGTTTATCCGGTTCGTCGTCAAGCTTACAATTACCTTAAACAACGTGGGATTACCGATGAGATTATTGAGAAGTATGGTATTGGATTCTGTGATACGGGAGCATTCTCGGGGAGAATTATTATACCATCTTATGATAATAAAGGTGTATTAAATTATTTTATTGCAAGAAGTTGGGACGCAAACTCAAGGGCAAAATATAAAAACCCCGAAGCGTCCAAAGATGAGATAATATTTTTTGAGAACACAATAAATTGGAATGAGGACATCCATCTTTGTGAAGGTGCATTTGATGCTATATTCCTACCTAATAGTATTGCTATGTTAGGAAAACATATGTCCGAGTTATTACTTAACACGTTGTATGAGAAAGCGAATGGTAATATAATTATATGTCTCGACGCCGATGCGTGGTCAGACGCAGTTAAGTTATATCACAACCTAAATGGTGGTAAATTATATGGTAAAGTTAAAATAATAAAATTAACAGGTGATGCCGATGTTGCCGATTTAAGGGGTAACATCAGTGATTACTATTATAAAATAAAATAGATGATAGATTTAAATGAGGTTGCGAAAGAAATAAGAGGGTTATTAGATAAACGAAGAGAGGAACTTGAATTAACATTCGTTGAGGACACCCACACTTATTATATGAAGGATGAGACCGGAGTTATCAGAAGTGATTATCCATCTGTTAGTAAGGTAATGAAATATTTCTACGAGGAGTTTGACACAGAAGGGATATCTTTTAAGAAAGCCAAAGGTGACCCTGAAGTTCAACAACAATTATTAGATGAATGGAAAGCTGCTGGTGACTATTCAACCAATATGGGAAGTAGGGTTCACTATATGTTAGAAAAGAAAACCATAGAGATGTTTGGTGATTACAAAGAAGTAAGACAACCAATATTTGAATGTGACTTCACCCAAATATTAAAAGGTGATAGTATGATATCAGCCGGGGCGGCATACCTAAATCTTATGGTTGAGAGAGGTGCGGTGTTATTGGATACGGAGATTGTATTGGGAGACCCTGAATTAAAATATACCGGACAACCCGATAAGGTGTGGCTCATAATGAATAAGGAACAAACAGAGTTTGGGCTAGTGATAACCGATTGGAAGTCAAACAAACCAAAGAACTTTGAGGAGAGTCATTTCACCAAAAAAATGTATTACCCATTTGATAAATTACCAAATAACGCATTGGGTCACTACTTTACCCAATTACCATTTTATGGGAAACTTCTTATTAAGATGTTACAAGGAACAAAATACGAGAACATTAAATTGTATGGGTGTATTATTGTTCTTGTTAAGGAAATTGGTGAGTATGAAGAATTCCGTGTTCCAAAAGGAGTTCAAGAAACTATATTGGAAATGGATATGTCAAAGTATTTGACTAAAAAATAAAAATTAACTAAATTTAAAATAAAAACATATGGACGATTTATTAAAACCAAAAATTGATTTAAAACAACAACCGACATTAGTGTGTGAGGAGTGTGACGGAATCTACTTCAAGGAAGTAACAATGATAAAAAAAGTTAACAAATTGTTAACAGGAAGTCAGGAAGACACCATAGTTCCTTTCCCAACTTATAGATGTGACGATTGTGGTCATGTAAATGAAGATTTTAAATTATTTGATAAGTAATGAGATTAATTAAACGACCTGAAGTTTGTGGTATCTGTACCGCATCATTGTGGTGGATACCAACAATGACTTACTTTATGCTGAAGATGAATGATATAATATCACCAAGTAAAGAATGGGTGTGGTGGGTAGCAATTCCTGTAATGTTTTTGATTTGGGTACTATTAAATTGGAAAATAAAAAAATAAGATGATAAAGAAATTAGTTCACTTTAGTGACTTACATATAAGATTATTTAAAGACCACGATTTATATCGAGGAATCTTGAATGATATGTTGGTGCAATTCAAAGAGATTGCTCCGGACAGAATTGTTTTCACCGGAGATTTAGTTCACTCTAAAAATCAAATGACTCCTGAACTTATTGAGTTTGTTGCTTGGATTCTTACGGAGTGTTCTCAAATTGCTAAAACCATAGTTATAATTGGAAACCACGACTTCTTAGAGAGTAACTCTTCAAGGTTGGACGCTCTTACACCAGTGATTGATTCATTGAAAAACGACAACATCGTTTATTTGAAGAACAGAGGTGAATACGAGGACGATAATGTTGATTGGGTGGTGTATTCATTACTTGACCATAACATTCCACCTGAGATTGAAAAAACGGGTAGATTAAAGATAGGTTTATTCCACGGACCGGTTCAGGGATTAACAACCGATATTGGATATAAGTTTGAAACCGGATTTGAAACGGATAAGTTTAACGGATGTGATTTGGTATTATGTGGTGATATTCACAAAAGACAAATCTTTAACATACCTGGTGGGAAGAAAGCATATATGGTCGGTTCAACAATCCAACAGAACTATGGTGAAACAATAACCAAACACGGATTCGGAATCTACAATCTTGAATCAGATGATTATTCATTTGTTGATTTGGATAATCCAAAACCTTTCTTATCATTTAAAATGAAATCATTTGATGATATAATAAACGGAACTGAAAAACTGGTTAACAGTGGAAGTCAAACTAACAACTAGTCAATTAAAGTCAGTTCAAGAATATTGTAAGTTAAACAATATTGAGGATGTAGATAATTTCATATCAAAATGTTTTACCGAAGGGTATAACATTAACAAATATGGGTTACTAGGTGGTGATTCAGAAAAAGTAATGGAGATTGAAGTAATAAAAGAAATACGGGTGGAAGTACCGGTTGAAGTTATTAAAGAAGTTGAGGTGGTTAAAGAAGTTATTAAAGAAATAGTCAAGGAAGTTCCCGTTGAAACTATTAAAGAAGTTGAGGTTATCAAATATGTTGATAGAGAAGTTATTAAAGAAGTAAGAGTGGAAGTTCCTGTCCCAATTATAGATGAAATTGGGGGCAAACCTGAACCAATAATTGTGGAGAAAATAGTTGAGGTTGAGAAGATAGTTGAAGTAGAAAAGATTGTTGAGATTGAAAAACCAAACGATAAAGTATTACTTCTTCAAGAAACTTTACAGACACTTAAAAAAGAACTATCTTTGAAAAACACAAAGATTGAAGAACTTGAAAATAAAAATAAACAATTAGAATCTATTGCGGTTAATCAAAAAGCTGTATATTTGAAAGGTTCTAACTTAAATGAAACAATGTAATATGGTATTATTAATTTGGTTACTAGCGGCATACGGAATGTCAAACATATTGGTCTATGGGTCAATATTTCAGGGATTAAGAAATTTTATAAAAGCGTGGGGTGAATCAGTATTACCTTTCAATGGGTTGGCTAAATTCATTGGGGATTTACTATCTTGTATGATGTGTACATCAACTTGGGTTGGTTTTTTCTTTGGAATTGCTTATTATTCCCCATCAACATCTTTGATTGGAACACCGACTTGGATTGGATGGTTCTTTGATGGGTTGATAGCGTCAGGGTTTGTATGGTCATTCAACTCGATGGTAGAATGGTTTGAAGAAAATAGACCAACAAAAAATTAAGTTATGGAAACTAAATTAGGTGATTTTGTAATTAAGTTTTTACAAGATAAAACAGAAACAAGAAAGATTATCAAGTGTGATGACTTTTTTCAGTTAATAAATGATATGGGTATTACTGATGATAGTGATGAAATTATAAGTATTATTAATTATTTAGAAGAAAACAATACAGATATTAACTTTCACGAAGCAAAAACTCAAAATTTTTACAATAGATTTAGAAATATTGAAAAAAAAGTTCAGATGTCTAAAATGTTAATAGGTTCTAAAACTGAAGTTCAAAAAATGATTGAGAAGGTTGAGAGTGTTAAAGTTCAAGAAAGACCGGATTGGTTAGATTATTATAAAAATGAGGACGATGAAGATGAAACAAATGTTAATGGTATGCCAACATCAGATA